GTTCCTTTTACTTTCATTTTTTCTTTGTTTTATTATTTATTAATTCTGTGTTTTTTTTCATTATCCAATCAAAATCAGAACTATGAAAGTATCTGTTCTTGTCGTAATGTTCTATTGTTTTCTTAATTTGTTTCTTCATAACACTTACAATATTAAGCATTCCAACTGACATATCCAAATAAAAAATATATTATTTTACAAAATAACTTCCATGTGGTACAGAACGAGTCAGTAAATATTGAATTGCATATCTGGATGCGTCAATGCCATGATTGAATTTATCAATAGGAATTGCACCTGTTAATTTCCATGAATAGTTATTAAATTCTCGTATTAAATTTATACTATCACTATCAATTATTATATTGTAATCTTGCATTAAACTAATTCCTGTAAGAATACTACCCTTTCTTTTTATTGTAGGTATGATGTTAAGACCTTTAGATTTACATTCAGATATTAGTCTTGGCTCAGAGTTATCACATACTATTAAATTCTTACCCATGTATCGAATTGACATATCAAATAGTTGTGATGTTGTTAAACCTTTTTTATAAAAGTGTTCTCTAATCCAAATTATTTTTCTTACCTTGTCAATGGCAACTTCACAAAGACAACTCTCGTCAACAGAAAACCCTATATCCAAACCACCTATTGAATCTATTTGGGTATTGAATTTACCTATATTCCAATGAGTAAATATAACCCCTTCTGCTCTTTGTAACCAACCACCCATAATCTGATGTTTATATTTCTCTGGTCTTCTTATTTTCATATCATCAATTTGTTTTACAAACGATTTAGAAAGGTGTGTTAGATTGTCTAAGTATGTTGTGTGTATATATGTTATGTTGTTCTTAGTGCCATTAAAACCATCTGCAATACCTCTATTCTGAAAAAACCTTTGATATATCCAATTCTCTTTTGTAGTAGGGTTTAGAATTAATATACATCTGTTTGGAACGCTTCTTGCTCTTATACTAAAATCAATTTTATCAAAACTTTCCTCGTCTGTTAACTCCTCTGCTTCATCTAATACAAATGTAGATACACCTTGTATAGATTTTAGTTTTGCTGTTTGGTCTCCACTACTTGTTCTAATACCACTAAAGTATATTGAACTGCCTGTTAAATTATTAATTATCTCTGTTTTAGTTATTGTAAACTGCTGAGCAATACCCATGAGTTCAATCTTTTCTATAAATTCTGGTATAATTGACATTCCTGCTGATGTCATTGTAAATCTAGTAAACAATATTCTATGACCAGATTCATAAGTTAACAATACTAAAAATGTATTTACTGCAAATGATTTACCACTTCCACGTCCACCAGTAATTACAAAGTACCTATCCTTTGAATTGAATAGTGTTTGATATTTATTGTTCAGATTTAAGTTCTTCATCTAAATCTTTATGTTCAATGTCAATAGGATTATTTTTATCTAAAAAACTTATAACAGGAATATTAACTTCTGTTTTAATATCTAACTCTTTACTTTCTTTTGGCTTACCATATTTATATTCCCACAACAATCTCATGTGGGGAAAACTTTCCTTTGCCATCTTAGCAAGTTCTAACCAAGCTTTTTCTTCACTACCAAATACTTTCTTCATACTTTGTAATGCAAAACTACTTAGCTTTTTCTCTTGTACTTTAGGTTTTCTGCCTTGACCCCTTGATACACCTTTTACTGCACCATTATTTCTACGACCATCTTTTTTCTTTATTTCGTCCATAAACCTTTACTTACTAATTGTGCTATAATAGAATAATTGCCTAAGTCCATAAAACTATCTACAAGTGATTCGTTATTGGCTTTTCTGTTTTTGATAATTAGATTTTTCCATCTGCTTATTTTGTCATTCATTCTAAACCATAATCCTGTTAATGCAAAAACTTTACCTTCTTCGGTTTTTAAGTTTGCACCTGTGCTTATATTACTGCTACCATAATCTAATTGCTTTTTACAAAACAATTCAAATTGTTCAAGCATAATAGATTCATAATTGTTATATAAATTTGGCGATTCTTTTTGTAGTAGTTTTCTGTAATTGTTTTCCATTTTTAAGTTCATAAATTAATATTTCTAATCTTTGTATTTCTTTAAGTATATCTAACATTTCTGTATGTTTTAAATGTATTCTGCCATGATACTTGCCATTAGCAACATAACAACTATTTATAATTACAAATTGACATAAGCTTTTTTTATAATTCTCGTAGTATTCTATGTCTTTTTCTTTTTCTGCTAAACTTTTACTCATAACCGATAATTCATCTTTACTTATTTTTATGCCATTGCAATATATATAAATATTTGTTGTTGGCACAGCTTTTAATTTCATTATATAGTTTGTACACCTCCTATTGTAATGGTTTTTTTATAATCGTTTATAGCTCTTATAATACCACTACAACACTCATAATGTTCTTCATTTTCATAATATTTTAACACAAAAATCACATCATTAATATTTGATATGTTTGCTTCTAAACAATATAAAGCGTCTGAATAACATTCATTCTCACTTAGATAAACATTTTTATTCATTACAAAGTATCTTCTATTAAATAATCATTTAGGTCAAATTCATTTTTAATAAAAGTTTCATATACTTTAATTGCTTGTTCTACTTTTTGTTCTCCCTTATAATAAAAATCTTGACTTATATTATATATGCCAATCTCATTTGTAGGGCTTTTATCTATCACAACAAATCTATAATCTTTATATGTTTTGCCAAATAAATTACAATATATATATGCTTGACTATCATAATTATACATATAGGCACTATATTTAAATTTATGTATGTTTGCTGTACTTTTTAAATCTACCAGACATTCGCCTAAAACATCTGCCTTACCTCTAAAAGGGTGGTTTAAAACATTATTAATCTCTGGCACTTCAAACTCTGCATTTAGTATTAGTTCATTTGCTTCTTTACAATTATAAAATCTATCCCTTAATCTTAAAGCGTTGTCTCTTTCTTTCATAGTAAATACGTCCCACCTTTCTTGTTTTGCTAACTTATATTCTTTATTGTTTTTTGTAGCTACATCTAAAAACAAACACTCATTAAATTTATCTTGTTCTAGTATAGAAGCATGAAACAAATAACCCTCTGATAATGCAGTAGATTCTGTGGGTAAATCAAAACTCATTAAATATTCTCTAGGTGATTTAAGCAACTTAGAAACAGAGCTACTTGATAAACAAGCTTTTGATAAATAACCATAATAAAACTTATCTTCTCTTGCTTTATTAATCAGTTCTTGTCTATCCCAAAACTCGCCATCTAATGTTGTAATAAAATCTTTCATATTAATTGCAGTCTATATTAAATTGAGTTGTTCTAATTGATTCCCAACAACCACCAACAACTTGGTATGTTATAATTTCGTTATAACCATTGTAACAAATATATACATATTTAACCCAACCATCACTATACTCTACATGATGGGGTGCTGAATAAGGGGGAGATGGATAATGACTTAGGTCGCAATTATCTTCACAACCCAATATAATTATAGCTAAAAATAGCTTTAGGAATGTTTTCATTGTTCTTTGTTTAGAACAAATATAATAAATTATTTAACATATCTGCTAAATCTTTTTTTCCAAATGTCATTTGCAACTGCATACCTTTGTTTATTGTCAGGGTATTCAGAAATCATCTTAGCATTATTCATAAACCTATTTAGAAAAGAATCTTTAGTTTCGTATTGTTTTGGTTTTATTAGTGGCATATTTAAAATTTACATTTTTTACAATTCCATTTCTTACCTAGAGCATTTATATATGTTACAAAATTAATTTTATCAGAATAGTAAATCCATTTTTTATCATAATAAACTCCTGTAATCCAGCACTTGTCTAAAGGAATGTTTTCATCTTCTCTATCAAATTCATGCTCAACCTTTATTACTAAAGATTTTTCATTATGCCAAGAATTACATATTCTTTCAAGTAATAATCTTTGCCCTGTTGGAATAGTTTTAAATTTATATTAAGATTAATATTTCATTATCAAACTCTAAAACTGCATCAATATCAGATGGGTGCATATTACCATTTTGTACACCTGTAAAATCAATAACTTGTTTTACTTTATTTCTATTTCTGATTAAGCTAGTTTTTTCTGACATTAATCTTTTGTTAAGTATTCTTGATAAACCTTTTTTAACTTATCATGTAATTCGTTTTTAAAACAACTACTACAACTTGTTGCACGTTTATTATCATGGAACACTCTATTATAAATAACTAATAATTTATCTTGTGTTTCGGTAGTAACAACATTACTACTAGATTTAAAGTAAGTATCAAGATAATTAAATTCATCTTCATTTAAACACTCTGGTTTATTATATGGAAACAACTCATTTAATTTATCCTTTCTTTTATCACAACCACAATCTTCTCCTAATATAAATTTAGCTACTTTGTCAATTCCTGTTTTTTTAAATACCTTTTCAACAGTATCTCCTAAACCTTTAGCTTTTATATTTTCTGTATTCTTCTTTTGTGCTTTCTCTAATTTTTTCTTTTGCATTTGTTAACGTATTAAAAATTGAACTTAAACTAATCTTTGTTGCTTTGCTTAAATCTCTCATACTCATGCCACTATTAAAATATAATTTAGTTAGTTTTTTATCATACCAATACCAACTATCTATTGTTTTTTCTATTTTGTCATGTAGTTTGTCTAAATTTTTCTTCTTATTTACGCCCTGTGTATATAATTCATAATCTTCATAATAATTATTAAATAGCTTATTAAATTTATTTTCGTCCATTTCTGTAAATAAATATATTTTTTTTGTTTTTATGCTTTTACCATATTTGGCAAAATTACTATAATACAAATTTCTTAAAGTTATATATATGTAAAAAGTATTTACTTCTTTTTCATTATACATAATTTTTTTTATATCTCTTGTATAATCATGTACTCTTATATACATTTCTTGTACAATTTCATTAGCATCATCATCAGATAAACCAAAGCTTTTTGCCATATTAAACCAGTCTTGGTGTTTGTTAGATAGTATATTTAATATTTTACAACTCACAAAGTAAAATGTTTTTAATGCTTTCATAAGAGTTGCAAACAAAATAAGAGCCATTCCAATTAGACTCAAATTGTAATTCATCTTTAGTAAGTTTTTGTTGAGATAAAGGTTTCGTTCCATCTTTGATTTCTATTAAGTAGTTCTTGCCATTGTACCCAATAATTATATCAGGTGCTCCTTTTCCTAATTGATGAGTGTGTAATATACTACACCCTAGTTGTCTTAGTTTTAAGACAATTTCTTTTTGGTTACTATCTACTCTTGCTTTAAGTCGCACCTATGTTTATCTATTTTAACAAAAGGAGTTTTGTTGTTAAAATAATATCGGCTTGACTTCCTGTCGTATGTTATTCCATGTATCTCTTGTGGATAACCTACAAGTTTTTGTTTTTTTATCTTTTGACTGCCAAATATAACTCTAGTATCAGAAAAATCTAATGCTCTATTTGGTCTCCAAATAAATAGACAATTATCACACTTATCAGCAAAAGTACCACCACCTTTAATTCGGTTTACATCTGGCTTATAATATCTATTGTTGTCATCTTTTTGTGGTGTTACTTGATGTGCAACTAAATGTACAGATATTTTATTCTCTACTGCAAACCTTTTTAACTCACTCATGAAACGACTTATATATAAATCTTCTCTTTCACCTCTTTGCATCCTGTGTTGTATAGTGTTGTAAGGGTCTATTATCAAAGAACGAATACCTTTTGTCTTTACTAAAAATTTAGCTCTGTCAAAGATGTCATCTAATTTATAACTTTTTTTTGGATATATAACAAAGAAATGTTTTTTCATAAAAGCTAATCCTTCCTTAAATTCATTCTCCTCCATGTAATTATTAGCATAAAAAGGGTCTGCACTTTTGCCTATATAACTCTCTATCAAGTCGCTATAAAAATCATTTATTGGCATATTCTCTGGTGAAAATACTGCAAACTTCCAACCATCATGAAAAGCTTTTAATAATGCTAGTTGTCCTAAAAACATACTTTTACCTTCGTTTTGATAGCCAGTCCAAATATTTACTTCGGCAGTTCTCCAAGTCCAAGCATTATCTATTAAATCAATATGGGTTGTTGTACCTCTTTCTTGACCATTTCTATAACCATCAATCATACTATCATAGATGTCATCTACAGAAAATATACCTTCAAGTTTTGGG